CTAATTTTTTGATTTTAGATTCTAGCTGAGTGCTAGACTACTATTTTATTTCTAAGTGAATGTGTCGTCATTTGCTTTTTACCTTTGAAATAGATCTAATTCGGTAACAAGATGTACTTTATTTCTAGATGAATGTGTCGTCATTTGTCTTTTTCAACATCTGAATTACTCGTATCCTGATGGCAACTAAGAAGTTGCAAATACCTCTCCGAGGCTCTCTACTATTTGATGGAGAGCGAGTAGTTAGGTTCACAATTCCTTGTTAGGCCTTCTTCGCACATGGGAAACCATTGCGTTAAGAAGGATTGGAATTACCTTTCAATTTTACCAATTTTTAGGAAAATTGGCGATTGACCCCCGTAAGGGGTCGTCCGATATCTCTAAGGTTTTTAACCTTCTTTCCTGCCTATGCTAGGCATTGGACTATTTATTTAGTTCTATAGACTCTTGTGAGTCGAGTATAAATCTTTACTGTCAATGTTTTGGTATTCTTTAATACTTAACATTTGATTTATGATGATATCGATTTATGACTTCGCGTAACAGAATGAGTTCGTATCTCATCCGTTATTAGCTATTTATAGCCACTAATGCTCCCTGGTCGTCTAACCAGTATTATTACTTTAACAACAGCAGCATTGTGTAACGTTTAACCGTCGACCCTAATCTTGGGTAGGCCTGTTAATTTAGATGCAAGAACGTGACAGCAGCAATGGACTTTAATTCGTGGCCTGATACCATTTAAATGGATCAGCGGGTTGTTTGCCCGAATCGCCTTTCGCCTTTATGATATTTATTTATCGTTATCGGTTGACTATTTATACGCCCGTTACGTAGAATGTTTTCTGTCGTCGCCGAGTGCGCTCACACTTGGATCACGAGACAGAATCTCCGGTCGAAAGACTTCAAAAGAAAAATATAAATCGTTGCAGATATTTAATTATTTCAAATTTTATTTATTACATTTTCCCATTTGAGCCGAACAAAATTGACTTTAACTGATCACCTTACTGGAGATCAAAACAAAAACTTTTATTATGAAAACATGATAACTAACGCACGAGAACATCTCTGTGGAGTTTCTGCAAATTTGAGCCAATTAAAAGCCTGTAATCAGGCCAGTGCACGTCCTGAAGACGTGCCGCTGGTTGTGGATTTAGTTCCCCGACCACAATTCGATCGCCCACTTGATTTTTCCCGAAATAAAAGTGGGCCAGGTGCTGAGAAGTCTGTTCCTTTTAAGAAGAGATTTAGGGCTCCTGTTTACCCTGAACCTGAACTTCGGAAGATGTTCGGTGACAGAGCTTCAGATTATTTTCCTGAGCTTAAAGATGAAAAGGACTTTATTTTTGATGAAGTTCGATTAGTTGATGAGCCACCTTCTGTAGATACTGCCCCTGACTTCCGAGATTCCGATTGGGCAGATGCTATGTTCCTTGAAAAAGCAGGAACTTCTGATCAATCACACACTCCGATGAACATCTCCTTTGTTGATATTACATCAGCAATTGAGTTCCCGATTTTAGAACGTTGTCTTTTAGTTGATGATAATTGGGGAGGAGTGAAGCAGTATCCAAGAAATTTAGATTTTAAGGGTACTGCCACTTTTCCTAGTTTGTTTAGTGAAGGTGAAGGGACCCTCAATCATGAGTATGGCAAGTTACGTGTGCACATACTGGAGACTTATATCCAGCGTACGCATAGTGCTAAAGCTAAGTCTCGTTGGACCGAGAATATGATTCCTGTTCCACAAAATTTCTTCTTCTTTTCTTGGGAGTATCCTGAGTTATTTTGGTCGAACAAGATTGAGGGTTTATTTGCAAATATTGAATTAATGCGTGCTCATTTGGCACCTTATTTTGGTAATTATACCCGTTCAGCTGATGATTTAGCTATTTTAGAGCTGTTTCAAGCGCATGCTACTTTTCCTTTTAGTAATTGCGTTGCTTTGATTTTAGCTAACGCTTTGTATACTGTCAGGTTGGGGAATTGGTCAGCTATTGAAGCTATTCGTTTCGTTTCTGACTATATTTCTCAACACAACTTGAAGGGATTTATGTATAAGCAATGGACTCCGGTCCCTCATACACAATCCTTGGTTAGTCAAATAGCTGATTTTGGTGCTCTCCTTGATTTTAATATTGGAAAGTTTCAAAATGTTAAGAGAGTTGTTACACCCATCTTTTGTGTTGCTTTCTGTGCTTATAATTTGACAGCTGGCTTTAAAAGTCTTGGTAAATTTTACTGTTCCATGCAGATGGCTCGTCTTTTATTAGATGTTACCACTTTGTATAGTTCGGAACAAGTTTCCCAATTTTATAATAGAGTTTGGGAAGCTACTTCTTTTAGATTTAAAACTGAGTTTAAAGCTGCTTCTGATATTGATGAGATTGCACATCAATTTGAAATGGTCAAGGGTCGAGAGAAAGCTCCTCCTGTTGATTTATTTGCAAATTTGTTTCTTGATGATGTCAATAAGAAATTATTATCCTTCGAGGAGGAAGCCAACATCTCGGATCAGACTGAGACTCAAGCTGGTGAGACTTTAATCACGCTTGGGAAATCCCTTTTGGGTTTTGTGGCTTTTGACACCATTATGGCTGAATTTAATATTATTCCAAAATGGTTATGGGCTTATCGAAAGTTCCTTGTCTTTAAAGATAATGGTATGAGCTTTGTTGAAGTTATTATGAAGTTTCTGACACGTATTCTCCATACATTGTATGATTGCTTCCGTAAAGGAAGTTTATCGCCTCTGTTTGTTGAGACTTTTGATCCCAGTGAATGGTTAGATCAAGCTGAGTATTTGATGAGTCCTTCTTCTATTTTAGGTGGGGATGTTGCTCAGTTTAATAAATATATGACTAAACCATCTGTGAAGAAGTTTATTGAGAGACAATTACCATTGCAACTTTGGATTATCAAAGCTACAGAACATTATTCTTGTGGTACTAGAGTTTCAAAGAATGACGCCTTTAAGGACGGATCAGTTTTGATCGTTCCGACTATGTTGAATGCTTTAAATCGTCTTCGTGATAAGATTGAGAGCAAGATAGCAATCCTTAAGAACGCTTCAGCTCGACCTCAACCTTTGGGCGTCAT